TAGAGAAGGAAGTGTAGCAATAATTTTGAATGAGCATCAATATCATTCTAACTTTCGTATTGACAAGGAAGTCAATATAGCAAGTGCATTAGCAAAAATAATTGAAATAAAAAAACCACAAGTAATATGAACAACCCACAACAACAAGGACTAAATATAGATTTTAAAAACACAACAATGATAGAAGGTTTTGACGGGGGATTATTATTCGGTCAAGCATTTGTGTTAAGAAAGGTATCTAAATTCGTAGCAGGAACAGATGAGGATGCAATGCTTCCAATACCTGTATTTTATGATTTAGATACTAAAAAAATAATTAAAGATTCTTTACCTAAGGAAATTAGAGAGGATTATAAAGATATTACGATATGATATATGTAGGAGTATTTACATTAATAGGACTAGGCCTAGTTGGTCTTTGGGTATATAAAAGTGAGCAAGAAAGAAAAAAACAAGATTAGAAATATTTTTGACTGGTTACAACATATAACGTTGTATAAAACACCAGCTTCTGAATTTACAGATAACGACTGGGAAAATTTTAATTCATATATGGTACATAGGTTTATAAGCATGAGCCCATATTACGTTGAAGTCGCTGATTATGCGCAAAGTATGTTACCAACAATGAAAAAAGAAATATATAATTTTTATAAAGAAATGATACCAAAACGTAAAGTCTGGTTACAATATATAAAGTCAAAAACAAAAACTGTAAATAAAGATTTAATAGAAGATATAGCAAAATACTATGAGATTGGAGCAGCAGATGCTACTTCATATATTGCAGTAATGACTAAGGAAGAAATATCTATTGTACTAAGTGAAATGGGTAAAGATAATAAAGAAATAAAAAAGCTATTAAAATGAGTAAATTAGAGGAACTACTTTGGAGTGCTGAAGAACATGGTAAAAGGCAACAAATGTTTAAAGAGTTAAAAAAAGTAAGAATGGAAGATCCTAATCTCACTTTAGAGCAACAATATGAACAAGCATATCAAAATGTAATGAAAACATGAAAAAAAGTAAAATTATAGAAGCCTTAATCAGGCAAGCGGAAGCAGATAAATCAAGAGCCTTAATGGCATTAGATTTATTAGAAAACCAAGCAGTAGGAATTGGTGATCATACAGTAAATGATTTTTTTAAGGATGCAAATGAAGCATTAGAATTATTAACAGATGCTGATGATAAATTAGAAACATTAAATAAATATTGGGGTGATCAACCTCTACCTTTCTAATATGAATACAGCAGAAGACTTCAAAGCATACCAAGCAGAATCAGATCATACAGTAGCTCATTTTGAAAAAGAATATCCTGAACTATCTCAGGAATTTAAAATAATTCAAGATGAAATGTATAGAATGTTTGCAGCTAAACATATGGATTATGGTTTACAAAACATTTCATTAGGAGGAGATTTAACTAAAGAAAACGATAAAAAATTCTCATTAACCGGTTTAGCTATTAGATTAACAGATAAAATTTCAAGACTAAGAAATTTACTTACTAATGGTAGAAATTTTGTTAAAGGTGAAGGAATGGAAGACACGTTTATAGACATAGCTAATTATGGTATAATTGGTATGTTAGTAGGACGTGGTAAGTGGAAAAAATAAATGCCCAAAACACCTGCTATAGTAAAGGAGATACAATTATTTCCTAAAAGAGAATTAGACTATTCTTACCAAAAGAATATTTCTTATTCACAATATTCAATGTGGAAAAAATGTCCTAAACAGTGGGCACTACAATACAGAGATGGTCATAAAATCTATACACCCAGTATTCATACAGTATTTGGAAAAGCATTACATGAGGCTTTTCAACATTATATTAAAGTAATGTATGAAACAAGTGCTGCAGCAGCTAATAGAGAAGATATATTAGAAATACTTAAGGATCAACTTAGATTCCATTATCAAGAAGAATATAAAAAAAACAATAAACAACATTTTTCTAATCCCGGTGAATTAAGTGAATTTTATCAAGATGGGGTTGAAATTTTAAACTACCTAAAAAAACATAGAGGTAAATATTTTTCAAAACGAGGTTGGTATTTAGTAGGAATTGAAACTCCTATACTAATGCCTCCTGTAAAATATAATCCTAATATTTTATTTATGGGTTACTTAGATATTGTAATGTATAATGAAAAGTTGAATAAATTTAAAATAATAGACATTAAAACATCTACTAATGGTTGGAAATTAAATTATGTTAAAAATGATGAAGATAAACAATTTCAGCTTATACTATACAAAAAATTCTTTGCAGAACAATTTGGAGTAGATGTAAAAGATATTGATATTGAATTCTTTATCACTAGAAGAAAGGTATATGAGGATGGAGATTATCCACAAAAACGATTCCAAATGTATTCCCCACCTTCAGGTAAAATAAAAATAAACAGAGCAACTAAAGCAATGGAAGAATTTATGAGTGAATGTTTTATAAAAAATGAATATTCAACAAAAGAAATGTTACCAAATCCTAGTAAATGGAATTGTGGGTTTTGCCCCTATAAAAATAATAAAAAATTATGTGGATTAGGTGAACATTTTTAAGTCTATACGTATGTATGGATATAAATAGTTTTAATAAATTAAAGATTATGACAGCAAAAAAAGACATGACACTAACCAGTGTAAAAGTTAAAAGTGATTTATTTGAAAATTTTAAAATAGAGTGTGTAAAACGTAAATTTTCCTTTCAGAAACTTGCCGACCGTGCTATTCATTTGTATCTTACAGATGATGATTTTAGAAGAACAATTAATAATCACCATAACCTCGAGTTATAAAAATAAAATAAATGAATAAGGATTTTAAGTATCTTCCTAAAGATAAAAGGAAGAAAATACTACTAATATGCGATGATATTAGAGTAACCTCAGGAGTAGCTACTGTAGGAAAAGAAATGGTTATACACACTGCACAACATTTTAACTGGGTTCAAATAGCAGGAGCAGTAAAACATCCAGAAAAAGGTAAAAGATTTGATTTAAGCCAACATACTAATGAACAAACGGGGTTAAGTGATTCTAGTATAATTTTATATCCTGTTGATGGTTATGGGAACCAAGAATTAGTAAGACAATTAATAAAAATTGAAAAACCTGATGCTTTATTTATTATTACAGATCCCAGATATTTTGATTGGTTATTTAGATTTGAAAATGAAATAAGAAAAGAACTTCCAATTATATATCTTAATATTTGGGATGATTATCCTGCTCCTTTATATAATAAAGCTTTTTATGAATCGTGTGATGCTTTACTTGGAATTTCAAAACAAACAGTAAATATTAATAAAATTGTTTTAGGGGAAAAATCTAAAAATAAAATTATAAGATATGTACCTCATGGTTTAAATCATAAACTTTATTACCCCTTTGAAACTACTGAGGATTTAGATAAAGTAGAAAAAATGAAATTAGATTTTTTTGGTAAAGATGAAGTAGATTTTATACTATTTTTTAACTCCAGAAATATTAGAAGAAAACAAATACCTGATACTTTATGGGCATTTAAAATGTTTTTAGATGGTTTACCTAAAGAAAAAGCAGATAAATGTAGGTTTATACTTCATACTGAAAAAAGCCATGAAGCAGGAACTAATTTGGAAGTTGTAGTTGAATTACTCTTTGCGAAAAAATATCCTAATGCTATTAAATTTTCAACTAATAAACTCCCAGTGGAGGGTCTAAATACTCTATATAATATGGTTGATTGTCAAATTCTCTTAACCTCAAATGAGGGGTGGGGATTAACATTAACGGAAGCTATGTTAGCAGGAACACCTATTATAGCTAATGTTACTGGAGGCATGCAGGATCAAATGGGATTTGAAGATGAAAATGGGGAATGGTTTACCCCTTCACCAGAAATACCTTCCAATAACACTGGAAAATATAAACTACATGGTGATTGGGCTTTTCCAGTTTATCCAGCTTCAAGATCAATTCAAGGTTCTCCTGTTACACCTTATATTTGGGATGATAGATGTAGGCCTGAAGATGCAGCCGATAGAATAAAAGAAGTATATGATTTAGGAAGAGAAAAAAGAAAAGAATTAGGCCTTAGGGGAAGAGAATGGTCAATTAGTGATGAAATAGGATTTACTGCTGAAAAAATGTCTAATAGAGTAATAGAGGCAATAGATGAATTATTTAATACTTGGGAATCTAGAGAAGCCTTTGAAGTAATAGATACAGATGAAGAAGTTAGAAAAATGCAAACACATAATTTAATATATTAATATGAAATCTACTTTAATAATAAGTTGCCCTATAGATACCTACTCAGGTTATGGAGCAAGATCAAGAGATGTAGTAAAAGCTCTTATAGAAATAGATAAGTATGACATAAAAATATTACCTCAAAGATGGGGTTCTACACCTTGGGGATTTTTAGAAGATCATGAAGAGTGGAGTTATTTAAGTAAATATTTATGGATGCCCGAACCTAATAAACAATATCCTAAACCTGATGTTTGGATTCAAATAACAATTCCTAATGAATTTATGCCACAAGGAAATTATAATATAGGAATTACTGCGGGGATTGAATCTACTATAGCACCTGTTGATTGGGTTGAGGGATGCAATAGAATGAATTTAATATTAGGTTCTTCCAAACATACTATAGATGTTTTAAAAGCCTCCAAATTTGAACAAAAGGATAATAGAACTAATCAAGTAGTTAAAAATGTAGAATTTAATTCTAGTATTAAAACTGATATATTATTTGAAGGTGTTAAAACAGACATATATAAACAAACTAATGAATTTTTGGATTTACCCGAAATTAGAGAATCTTTTTGTTTTTTATTTGTAGGACATTGGATTCAAGGAGATTTTGGACATGATAGAAAAAATGTAGCTTTATTGATAAAGTCATTTTTAGAAACATTTAAAAATAAACAAAAGCAACCTGCTCTTATTTTAAAAACTTCCCAAGGTAGTCCTTCTTACTTAGATAGAGATTCTATCTTATCTAAAATAAATGATATTAAAAAAACAGTAAAAGGTAAATTACCTAAAATTTATTTAATACATGGTGATCTTTTAGATGAGGAAATGAATCAATTATATAACCATCCAAAAGTAAAATGTATGGTTAATATTACTAAAGGAGAAGGATTTGGTAGACCCTTACTTGAATTCACCCAAGCTAAAAAACCAATTATATCTACAGGATGGTCAGGCCATATAGACTTTTTACAACCTGATATGAGTATTTTATTACCTGGTACTTTGGGTAAAGTACATAAAAGTGCTCAAAATAAATGGTTAATAGAGGGATCACAATGGTTTGATGTTGATACTATGCAATTAGGTAGGGCATTAAAAGATATGTATAAAAATTATAAAAGCTGGGGGGTTAAAGCAAAACAACAGGGTAATTTTGCTAAAGAAAATTTTAGTTATGGGAAAATGGTTGAAAAACTTAAAAATATTCTAAATGAAAATGTTACTGAAGCTCCTAAACAGGTACCTTTACAATTACCTAAGTTAAAAAAGATAGGAGGGGATACTAAAACTGAACTTCCTAAACTAAAATTACCTAAACTTAAAAAAGTATGAGCGCAGATAAATTAGATATATGTCCTAGATGTGATTCAGATGCATGCTATGTAACTGAAGTAAACCAGGATATAAACAATTATTTTTGTTACGGTTGTGGGTTTCAATCCAATACATTAATGAGGGAGGGTGAAGAAATAACTGAAGAACAAATGTCAATTCTTCCTGAATTGTATAAAGATCTTAAATATAAAGATAAAAATGGCCAAATATGGTTTCCCTCAACCGTAAATTTACCAAAACAAGGAATGATATTTGCAGATGGATCTACAACTAAAAATTGGGCTTGGGCAGCAGTTAAGGCAGTAGAAGTTAAAGAAGAAGAAAAACATAAATACCCTATTCCTAAAAAAGAAGGGCAATTTTATGAATTTAGAATGGATATGACAACTGTAAAACACTTTAAGGAACGTGATTTTATGGATGCTCTTTCGTATATTGGGGTATTACCTAGTTAAAACATGAAAATAAGTTATGCAATACCAGTCTGTAATGAATTAATAGAAATTCAAAGGCTAATAGGTTTTTTATTAGAAAATAAGCGTGATCAAGATGAAATTGTAGTATTATATGATACTAAAAATGGAACTAAAGAAGTAGAATCATTTTTGGATCATTATAACCAACTAAATTGGTTTATATTAAAAAAATCTCCATTTAACGGTCATTTTGGTAATTGGAAAAATCAATTAACTAATTTATGTTCTGGGGATTATATATACCAAATTGATGCTGATGAAATGATTTCCGAATATGCTACTCAAAACTTACCATTAGTTTTAAATTATAATCCAGTTGATGTTTTATTAGTACCTAGGATTAATATAGTAAAGGGTTTGACCCAAAAACATATTGAAAAATGGAGATGGAAAGTAAATGAAAAAGGATGGATAAATTTCCCTGATTTTCAATTTAGAATATATAAAAATTCACCTAATATAAATTGGAAAAATAAGGTACATGAAATATTGGAAGGGTTTGCTACTATTAGCGAATTGCCTTTGGAGGAACCTTGGTGTTTAATCCATGATAAAACCATAGAAAGGCAGGAAAAACAAAATAACTATTATAATACTATAACTTAATATGGCTCATAAGGAACAAAAGGATTATTTAGATAGGATAAAACTAAAATTTCCCCAAGCTTTTAAAAATGTAAAAGTTTTAGATATTGGATCATTTGATGTTAATGGAAACGAAAAACCCTGGTTCGATAATTGTGATTTTACAGGGCTGGATTTACTTCCGGGTCCGGGTGTGGATATAGCATGCCCTGCTAATGAATATAATGCACCTAATGAAACTTTTGATACTATAATATCTTGTGAGTGTTGGGAACATAATCCCTTTTATAAAGAAAGTATACAAAATGCAATAAGAATGTTAAAATCTGGAGGGTATTTCATATGGACTTGTGCTACAACAGGAAGGCCAATCCATGGGACTTTATCTCAGGATGCAATTGATAAATCCAGAGGCAGAACTTCTCAGGGCAATAAAATTGTAGAATGGAAAACTATGCCTAACGTAAAAAAAGAAAATTGGGACAATGAATATTACAAAAATGTAACGGAAAAAGATATAAGATCTTTTTGTGATATTGATAAAGTTTTTAGTTTATATGAATTTGAAGTAGAAAAAAATCATTGCGATTTAATGTTTTGGGGTATTAAAAGATGATAAAAATAAAATTATTAGACTATCAACTTCATCGTAATGAAACAACATTTCGTTACTATTGGGTTAATAAAGAAATTTTTAAACAGATAGGAATAGAATTTACTTTAGATTCTTTAGATTATGATTATGCTTTTGTAGGTCAAGCTAGCATTATTGATAAAAAAGTATCACTAAAGAAATCTATTAATAAAGGATTAGAATTTTTATCAAAGATAACGGGGGATTATTTTATTTTTGATGGACAAGATTCTACAAGTTTAATGGGTACTATTGATGTTTTTAGAGAATCTAATGCTCTTTTATTTTTAAAAACAGTTTACTTAAATGATTTTAACTTATATAAAAAAGGATGGGTCAACGGTAGAATGTATTGGGGCAGAGGGGATTATAAAGTTTCTGATATCAATACTTTAAAATCTAAAATGAAACTATCAGGAACAAATTGGGGCAATACTTTTTTTCCAAACGGTCAATTTCAATTTTATAATTACGATAGTAATAAAAAATATGATTTATGTGGGATGTTTCAATATCCATTAAAAAAAGAAGTATATGAACATGGACTTTGTCAAACCCCCTACTATAATAAAGGTAGAAAACCCGTTTATGATTTAATTAATAACTTAAAATATAGTGCTTGCAAACTTGTAAATGGTAAAAGAGTTTCTGAGCAGGAATATATGCAAAATATGTATAATTCAAAAATTATTTTTTCTCCTTATGGGTTTGGGGCATACGGTGCACCACGTGATGTTCAAGCACATCAATTTGGTTCAATTTTAATAAAACCCAAAATAGACTGGGTCAATACAACTCCAAACATGTATATAGAAGATAAAACTTATATAGCTTGTAAAGATGATTTTAGTGATTTGGAAGAAAAGGTTGATTATGTTTTATCAAATTTTAAAGAATTACAACCTTATTTGACAGAAAATGCAAGAAAATTATTAATAGAAGAATATAACCCCGAAAAACTAGTATTACATACTTATAATATTTTAAAAGATTTAAACACAGTAGAAACGGAATTATGAAATTTGCATTAATAAGTCAAGCATTTGTTGTTAAAAGTTATAAGGTTGTTAATGGTAAGGCTTATACTTTAGAGGGGCAGCCATACAGTTATAGCCATAGTATAGGGAATGAGTTTTTTATGGGATTTTGGAATTATCCTTTTTTATTTGATGGATATTATTTAAATATATCTGATTTACATCTTATAAATGAGGATTTAGATATCATAATGTTTGCTAATGATAATATTAAAGAAGTTACTATTTCTATTTTAAGAAAAAAGTTCCCAAATGCCTTTATAATAGCCTCAGTTAAAGAAATGTTAAGTATTGGGGATAATAGTAAAACTAATAATGCAGAATTTAGAAAAAAGCTTTTTAATGAAGCAGATGCTGTATCTACCCCAATGAGCTTAAATAATCCTATTAGTAAAGAATTTCAACTTTTATCAAGTAAAAAATTACATTGGATTCCTCAACCCGTAAATATAGACTATTTACAAGATAATTATTATGTTGATAAAACTCTTTCAATATTTTGCTATCAACATCATCAAACACATAGAAATGCTAATACAAAGGAAATAGCTGCACATTTATCTAATAAATTTAACATCCCAATATTTGAAAAATATACAGATCATAGAATACATGGTAATGATCAATTAAAAATCCATATAGAATCTTGGAGTAAATGTTTATTTATGGTTAATATGGATCCTACTACAAGTTATGGCCAACAAAGTACATTATGTCCATCTACAGGTACTATAATGTTTGGAGGAAATAATGATGCTAATAGTTATTTATACCCCTCAACTAATACTCTAGATATAAAAAAACTAGAATTAGAAATGGAAAAAATAATATTAGATAAAGACTATAGAGAATTAATAATACAAGATGCTTATAGTAAATTATGTAAAATTTATTCATATGATGCTATTAGACAAATAATATTAAATATTTCAAAATAAACTTAAATGAACTATGTATTTGCATATACTGGAGAATTTGGTTATGAATTATTTCAATGGCAGGGTAATATTAGAAAATGGGTAAAAGAATATAAACAATCAAAAGATAAAATATTCATCTGCTCTAGAAAAGGATTAGAACACATTTATGAGTTTGCTGACTACTATTTGGATATATCCAACATTAAGTCATTTAAAAATAGTATAGGTGGGGGAACTACTAGTATTTGTAAAATTTGTTATGAAAACCAAAACTTTAATATTAAATGTTGTGAAAATGGAACTTATAAAATAGAGAATGATATAAAAGATTTTTTTAAAAAAAAGTTTCCAAATATTAAAGAATTTAAATGGATTTTTAGTAGTGATAAAAATTCAATTGATGGAGTAAATTTTGGTACAGGTCATTATTTACCCAATGGTTTTAAAAATGGAATATACAAAATTCATCATAATTATTTAGATTTAAATAATAATGTTTTTATAAAACTTTGTAACTTTGATTCTCCCAGACAAATAAAAGAACCTTATATATTACTTCAAACAGCCTGGAGAACTCATGTTCAAAGATCTAAAGTAAAAATTGATTATTCTAAAATTTTAGATAGCTTAAAATTATTAAAAATTAAAATCTTATTATTAGATTTCAATACTGGGAAGAAAGATGATAGTTTTTCAAAATTTGATGATAAAAGGTTTGAAATAATTTCATGTGATAATTTTAATGATCAAGTTTCATTAATTAAAAATGCTGAAGCCTGTATATTTTTTACAGAAGGAGACTTTAGAAGTCATTTATATATCCCACCTTTTGTTGGTAAAAATGTGATTATAATCTCTCCACAAGATATTTTAAATATGCCCCAAGCCCCAATTAATTTTTGGAATAAAAATGTATTTAAATTTGGGGGACAAATGTTACCCATAGTATATGAACAATTAATTTATTCTCAAGATAACATGGATTTATTTATAAATTGGGTAAAAGATTATTTAAATAATTTGGAAAGTTAATAATTTTTTATTATATTCATTACATGATAAATATTTACCAACCATCATTAGGAAAAGAAGAATTAAGTGCCGTAGGACAAGTATTTAAATCTAACTGGTTGGGGTATGGGAGAAATGGAAATAAACAAGATGAATTTGTAAAACGTTTTTCTAAAAAACTAGTAGTTAAAAAAATAAATAAGATAAATTTTGAATATGCTGATCCCGAAGAAATGACAACAATATCATGTTGTTCTGAAGCTTTATTTCAAGCAATTAAAGTATATGTAAAAGAAGGGGATGAAGTAATAATGCCTACTATTAGTTTTGTTGCGGCTGCTAATGCTGTAATATCAGCAAATGCAACTCCTATATTTTGTGATGTGGATCCTAATACCTTAAATCCCACACTTGAGGATATAGAAAAATGTATTACGGGTAAAACTACTGCTATTATAGTTTTACATTATGCCGGAGTACCTTGTGATATAGAAAGAATATCAACATTTTGTAAAAAAAATCATATTATTTTAATAGAGGATAATGCTAGTAGTCCTTTTTCTAAAGTTAAAGAAAAAAATACTGGTACTTTTGGAGATATAGGTTTATGGTCATTTGATCCAATGAAAATAATTACAACAGGAGATGGGGGGATGATTTATTGTAAGGATAAAAAAATTCTTCAACAAATAAAATATAATACTTATTTAGGTTTAAAATCTAGTGGATCCACTAACCCTGTTGATAATAAATGGTGGGAATTTGATGTGGAATCTCCAGGCTCAAAATCTACAATGAATGACTTGTCGGCTTCAGTTGGATTAGAACAATTGAAAAAAGTTAATAAATTTCTTAATATAAGAAAATCAATTCATAATGCTTATAATGAGGGTTTAAAAGATTTGGATTGGTTAAATACACCAAAACCATTTAATTCATCTATTACAAGTTCATATTATATGTATTATATACAAGTAAAAAAAGAAAAAAATAGAAATAAATTAGCTAAATTTTTAAGAGATAGAAATATATATACTACTTTTAGATATTATCCTTTGCATTGGGTAAAGTATTATAATACTAATATTAATTTACCAAAGGCAGAATGGGCTGCTCGCTATACTTTAAATTTACCATTACATCAAAGTTTATCAAAAAAGGATGTAAATTATGTAATTGAATCTATTAAAAAATTTAAAAAACTATAAAAAAATAAAATGAAAAAAAAAGTATGGTATGCCCCATATAAGTTTGAGTCTTATGGGGAAGAAGAAATTAAAGCCGTTGAAAAATCCCTAAGATCTGGATGGTTAGGGGGGCAAGGACCTAAATCAATTGAGTTTGAAAAAAAAATAGCTAAACGTTTTGGAAAAAAATATGGGGTATTTGTTAATTCGGGTTCATCTGCTTGTTTACTTGCCCTTGCTTCTTTAAATCTACCAAAAGGAAGTAAAATAATAACCCCAGCTTGTACTTTTAATACTACATTAGCTCCTATTATTCAATTGGGGTATATACCAGTTTTTATAGATGTAAATTTAACTACATATTGCGCTGAGGTTAAAGATGTAATGGCTGCTTTAGATAAAGATGTAAAAGCTATAATGTTACCTAATTTAATAGGTAATAAACCAAATTGGGATCTTTTAAAAAGTTCTCTATTAAATATTAAAAGACAAGATATTTTTCTTATTGAAGATTCAGCTGATACCATTACAAAAACCCAATCAACAGATATATCTACTACTAGTTTTTATGCTAGCCATGTTATTACTGCTGGTGGTACAGGGGGTATGGTAATGTTTAATGATAAAAATCAGGTTAAAAAAGCCTTACAATATAGAGATTGGGGTAGAATGGGTGATGATTCAGAAATTATGGATGATCGTTTTAATCATAGTATAGATGGTATACCATATGATCATAAATTTTTATATAGTGTTTTAGGGTATAATATGAAATGTTCTGAAATGAGTGCTGCCTTTGGGTTAGTTCAATTAAAAAGATTTAAAAAATTTAAAGGCATTAGAAGAATTAATTTTGAACGCTATTTACAAAATCTTAAAGATGTAAAAGAAATATTACTTCCTAATGATGATATTAAACCTAATTGGTTAGCTATTCCTTTACAAACTAAACATAGGTTTGAATTACTAACTTTTTTGGAAAATAATAATATCCAAACAAGAGTTACATTTGCCGGAAATGTCACCAGACATCCTATATATAGAAAATATTTAAAAGAATTTAAAAATTCTGATACTATAATGAAAAATGGTTTTTTATTAGGTATGCATCATGGTATGAAATTAAGTGATGTGGATTATGTCTGTGATAAAATTAAAGAGTTTTTTAAATCATAAAATATGAAAGATAAAAAAATATTAGTACTAGGACATAGAGGTATGTTAGGTCATATGGTAAAAAACTATTTTGAATACAAAAAACAAAAAATAGAAGTCTGTAACCATAGATGGCCATCAGAGGAAATGAAAAATTATATTATAGAAATAAAACCTGATTTTATAATTAATTGCATAGGAGCAATCCCACAGAGAAAAACTATATTTGAAATTAATTATGAATTACCTATATGGTTAGATAAACATTCTAGTAGTAAAATTATCCACCCAGGTACGGATTGTAATGATGATGATGACTATGGAAATTCTAAAAAAAGAGCTACAAATTATATAGTTAAAGAAGGAATTCAAACTAAAATTATTAAAACTTCTATTTTAGGAACAGAATTAAAGGGTAATGCTAGTTTATTAGAATGGTTTTTATCCCAAGAGGGTGAAGTTGATGGTTACTCAAAAGCTATATGGAGTGGAAATACTACTTTGGAATGGGCTAAACATGGTTATGATTTAACTCAAAATTGGGATAGATATAAAACTAAAACCATACTTCAGGGTGAAACAGTGTCCAAATATGAATTACTTAAAATAATTTCTCAGGTTTGGGGTAAAAAAATTAAAATTAATAATATTCCCAAGGGAATAGATAGAAGTTTAGAAGGTGATATAAAAACTGAAAATATTAAATCTCAATTAATAGAACTAAAAAACTTTCATGAAAAAATTATTAATAAATAAATCGTTTTTTATGTTATGAAAGATTTTAAAACTATTAATGATTATGATACGTTTAATTTAATAATTAAACGTTTAAAAAATCATAAGAAAGATGAACCTTTTTACTATGTTAGATATGGGGATGCTGATATATATGCAATGTACCCAGAAGAAATAGGTACTATAGGAGGTAGATCTAACCAATTTCTTATAACTAAGGAATTACAACAAGAATTATACAATACATGGAATATTATTGATGATAATTATTGGGTAGCTGGGTCTTTAAATTTAGATAGTATTAATACTACGGATGGTGGTCCAAAAATGCATAATAAAATTAGACAATTAATGGATGATAAAATAATTATTGAAAGATTTAATTTTTATAGTCACCCAACTTTTGAGTCTAATTTTGTATATAAACCTGATAAATTTTTAGAATTTACTAAGCTTTTATATAATAAAAAAAAGTTATGGATAAATCAATATTGGCATGAAAATATAGAAACTATACTAGGTAATATAGAACACCATATACAAACTCCTAGTACTAACAGCTATAGTACCATTAATAATTGGTTTCCAGAATTATTAAAATTAGTTAATGATGTGGATGTTATTATTTTAGCTTCCGGGTTTTCATCAAGAGTTTTAGCTGGAAGATTATGGAAATTGGGCATAAATAAAATTGTAATTGATCCTGGATCTGTTGTTGATATGTTTATTGCCAATACATGGATTATTAACCATATTAATCTTAGAAGTACAATGACTAGATATAGAAGTGAAATACTTAAAAGTTTAGAATATATTTTAAATCAAAGTAAACTTTTTAAAAACAATAAAGTATGAAACAAAATGTTATATATTGGATTGGTATAAGGAATAAGGATCTTTCATCTAAATATGGAAATTTTGAATATTTTGAATACTCTAAAAATACTTGGAAATATTGGTGTAAAAAAAATAATTGTTTATTCATTGAATTTAATGAACCTGTTGAATCAAATTTATTTAAATTTAGAGTGAACTGGCAAAAAATTATTTTTATTTTTGATGAGTTAGAAAGAAAAAAAATAAATTATGATCAAATATGTTTAGTAGATAGTTCATGTATGATAAAATGGAATGCACCAAATTTTTTCCATCTTACTGGTAACAAATTTACAGCTTGGAGAGATACGGACAATATGAAATGGATTTATGATTCAATTAAGGGTTATAGGAGTTTTTATAATAATTTTAAATTAGATCAAACTAAATATATAAACTCGGGTTTTATGGTTTTTAATAAAAAACATAAGAAATTAATTAATGGATTTAAAAACCATTATATTGAAAATATAGATAAATTAGTAGAACTCCAGGATAAAATAGTAAAAAAAGGAACGGAACAAACTCCTTTAAATTATTGGCTACAAATTAATAACGTTAAAGTTAAAACAGATTTACCTATGGGATTTAAATTAACTCATATGCATAGAAAATCTTTATTTGGGTATAATTGGCAATTAAATGAAGATAATACTCCATATTTTATTAAGTATGGATATAATTGGATATTTAATGGTATTCCAAAAAATCAAAGACCACAGGTTATGAAACAAACCTGGGATTTAGTTAAACATAATTATACGGCATGAGAATAACAAACATAGATACATTATCATCATTATTAGATAGGCTTATTACTGAGAATATAAAATTGTTTTTTTTTAAAAAAGATAAATTAAATACAAAAGTAGAACATCAGGAGGTAATAATAAAAGAAATTAAAAAAAAGTTAACAAATCTTTTTGTAGAGGTATATAATAACGAATCTTATGATTACATAGATGAAAAACGTACATTTACATCAAGTAATATTGTAGAAGAAATTTCGGAATTAGTTACTAATGATATTCATATAGGAGAATCTGATAGAGCTAGATTAAATATAGCAATGTTAGAAGAAAAACGTCTTAGAAAAAGTAATGAAGGAAGATCAAGGAATAAAAATAATATAGACAAAGAATTTAGTAAAATAATTAAAAGTGAAAAATAAAATATTAATCACCGGAGTAGCTGGGTTATTAGGTAGTAGGTTAGCTGATTGGATTCTTAAAAATACTAACTGTAAAGTAATTGGTATAGATGATCTATCAGGGGGGTATACTGAAAATATTCCTCAAGGGGTAGAGTTTTTTAAGTTTGATCTTAAAGAACTAAATAGTATTAATGAATTATTTGAAAAACATACACCGGATATAATATACCATTTTGCAGCATATGCAGCTGAGGGTTTATCTCCCTTTATCAGAAAATTTAATTATGAAAATAATTTAATTGCTTCTGCTAATCTTATCACATGTAGTATAAAATTTAATGTACAAAGGTTTATATTTGCAAGTTCTATGTCGGTATACGGGAATTCATATAATCCCCCATTTCATGAAGATTTACAACAACATCCCATAGATCCCTATGGTGTAGCTAAATTTTCAGTAGAACAGGATCTAAAAATAGCTTATGAACAACATGGTTTAAAATATACTATTATTAGACCTCATAATTTTTATGGTATAAATCAAAATATATGGGATAAATATAGAAATGTATTAGGAATTTGGATGTATCAAATTATAAATCAAATGCAACCAACTATTTTTGGTGATGGTGAACAGGTAAGAGCATTCAGTTATGTTGATGATTCTATTATTCCCTTTTGGAATGCTTCTCAGAGAGATGAATGTATTGATGAAATAATTAATTTAGGAGGTATAAGAGAATATACAATAAATGAGGCGTGTGAAATATTACTAAAGGTAACTAATACACAATTAAAACCTAAATATCTTGAAGAACGCCATGAGGCAAAGCATGCCTGGGCAACATGGGATAAATCAGTTAAATTATTAGATTTTAAACATGAAATTGGCCTAGAAGAAGGTTTAACTAGAATGTGGAATTGGGCTCAATCTCAACCTAATAGAAAAAGATTTTTTTGGGGTAATTATGAATTAGAAAAAGGGATATATAAATATTGGAAAACAGAATAAAAATTAAATTATGAGTTATAATATAGAAAATAATGCTCTTGCTAAGGGTAGCATAGAAGATAATCTTCAGTATCTATATAATGAGGTAAATAACCAAAAAACCAGATTTATTAGATCCCATTTAGAAATTTTAAAAAAATATGCATCTGAATGTAATCATATAACTGAAATGGGAGTTGATGGTGTTAATACTACTTGGTCTTTTTTAGCATCCAAACCAAAAAAACTAATATCCATAGATATAAATAATTATAAGGCCCCCTCCATCCTTCAGTTGGCAAGTGATTTAGCTAAAAAAGAAAATATTGATTTTAAATTTATATTAGGAGATACAACAAAAATAGACATTGAACCTACTGAGTTTTTATTTATTGACACTGACCATAGTTATGAACAATTAAAAATAGAATTAAAACTTCACGCAGGTAAAGTAAGTAAATATATAGCTTTTCATGATACCCATATGTTTCCATCAATGACAAAAGCTTTACATGAATTTTTAGGAACTTATCCCACATCCTTTGAATGGGAAAAAGTTTATGAAACAGAAAAAAGTTGTGGACTTACAATAATAAAAAGAAAATGAGTAATAAAAAAATAGTTATAATACCTGTATTTTGTGAAGCTCATTTAATTAAGTATCAAATTCCTAATATTATTGATACTATTAATCCTGATTATATCATATATAATGAAGGGATGTTTCCCGTTGGACCTGAAAGTAGTACTATAGTAGATAAAACTTTTTTAGATAATTATACTCTTAATGGCGAAGGTAAAAGAGGTTTTGATTACCTAGAATTAAGGGAAATAATAAATAATGCCCAGAAGTTATACCCCAATACTAAAATAATTTTAAATAATATGGAGTATAGAGATTCTTCGGCTTCTGTTAATTATGTACATGCTTGTAGTAACTTTAATGAGTTAAATATAAATGTACAAAAGGGGGATTATATTTTTCCCTATGAGGGGGATGTATTTCATCATGAAAATTCTAAAGAAGATATTAAGGAATATTTAAACCAAATTAAACCTAATGAGGGATTTAGATCTAAATGGATAGATTTTATTGAAAATCAGTACTATGCTGAAAAATCTTCTCTAAAACCTTTTATATGGCAAAATATTAAAAATAGTAATCCTAATTGGGAAAACCAGGGTAGAAGTAGAAAAATTTGTATTAGATTTGGGGATATGGAAACATACAAATCTATTATATTAAATTTTGAAAGTCAAAAATATGAAATGTTATATCCTACTGATTTAATTACTTATCACTATGCCTGGTGGAGATTAGGAAAATATAAAGAATTAAGATTTAAACAATTAAATAGACATCCTTTATATTGGAAATATTTTCAAAGGGGATTAAGTAAAATAGAAGAAAATAAATATTTGGATATTGATGTTAGGCCTGGAATGGGACCTAATTCAATTGAAAGCACTTTTAGATATATTAGATTTTTTAATATTGATCATCCTAAACATATTAAATCTCACCCATGTTATATTGAAGAATTAAATAAATCAAAAATAGAAGATATAAATAATAATAAATTAACTTTTATTCAATGAAAAAAAATATTGTATTTCTTCCCTGTATAGATGCAGGGGATGGTAGAAACAGTCCATATCAATATTCTATTAATAGTTGGAAAAAATGGTGTAATAAAAATAATTGTAATCTAATAGTAATGGATCAATTATTATGCCCCATTAAAGATATGAAAATTACATGGCAAAGATACCATGTATTGGAAATTTTAGAATATAGTGAAATTAAATATGACCAGGTATTAATGGTTGATGCTGATACAATTATTCATCCCGATACCCCTAATTTTTTTAAAAAAACTAATAATGATTTAACAGTGGTACATAATGAGGGATGTTATGATTGGGTTATAAGAAGTATGGAAAATTATCATAAACATATGTTTAGTGATAATCCTATACCATTTAATTTTTGGGAATATATTAATACAGGCTTTATTATATTTAATAAATCCCATAAAAAATTTTTAAGGGAATTTATTGATTTTTATCAAAAACACCGGGAGTTAATAATTTCTCTGCAGGAAACTTATCATGTTGGCACTTGCCAACCAGTATTTAATTATTTCCTAAGGCAAAAAAATATAAAACATACATTTTTACCCTATGAGTATAATATGTGCGATTTATTAAGAAAAGAAATATTAGATGATCAATTTACAATGACTAAAGTGGGGTGGATTTATCATTTTAATACTATCCCAAAAGAATATGGAAAACCCGGGCATTGGATGGAAAAAACTTACAAATATCTTTATGATTAAAATAGGTCAAATAGGTAAGGGTAGTTTTGGTAAAAAAATTTTATTGAAATTAAAAAGAATAGATAATGTTTCTATTAGGTGGATTTGTGGTTCACAGGATAAATGGTGGAAACAAAATAAAGTAGATTGGGCTATAATAGCATCTCCTAACGAATTTCATTATGAACAGGCTAAGTATTTTTTGGAAAATAATACTAATGTTTTTTGTGAAAAACCTGGTACTTTATGTTCTAAATCTTTAAAGGAACTTATACAAATATCTAAAAAAAATAATTTAAATTTTTACATTGATGACGTTTTAATCTATGAAAATATTAAATCTACTAATAATTTTATTTATAAAAAATGGGGTGGTTTGGGGGTTAATATTATAGATAGAATGGCCTATCATCATTTTTATCTAATATACGATAGAGTTAAACATATTAAGTCAAAAGAAATACAAATTATAAAAAACACTACAAATTATAAATCATTTAAAATAGATTTTTTAGATACTTCTTATGATAGTTATGGCATAAAACATATTAGTTATAATTTTGAATATGATTTTAATTGGTATAAAGAAAAAATTCATAATATAGAACCCCAATATAAAGAAGATGCTTTATATTGCATGTTAAATTTAGTATTTCAAGAAAAAGTTGATTTTAATTTAAATTTAAAAAGAAGTTTATTTGCTACTGAATTAAGTGAAGAAATAAAAAGTAAAATATATGGAAAATGTGCTGTTGTAGGAGGAGGAATATATGGAGTAACAGCAGCTATTAAACTAAAAACTATAGGATTTAATGTTGATTTATATGAGGCTGAAGGTGATATTATGAAAGCAGCTTCGGGAATTAATCAATATAGGGTTCATAGGGGATATCATTATCCTAGAAGTTATGATACAATAATGTCATGTAAAAATAATGAACCTTCATTTATAAAATATTACCACCGTTCAATAGTTAATAATAATATTGATCACTTTTATTCCATTTCTACTAAAGATAGTTTAACATCCCCAGAAAAATATTTGGCTATTTTAGATAAAACTGGGTTAGAATGGGAAATAGTAGAATCCCAACCTGAATGTAATCTTACTATAAAGGTAAATGAAAAACTTTATAATCATAATACTTTAAGAAAAATGTGCAATGAAAGAATTTATGGAAATGGTATAAATTTAATTTTAAACACTAAAGTTAGGGAAGAGTTAAAAGGATATAAATATAAAGTATATGCTACTTATGCTTCATTAAATGATTTAGCTCTAGAAAAAAAAGAATACCAATTTGAACTTTGTGAAAAACCCATATTTAAACTTCCCAATAAGTATAAAAATAAAAGTATGGTAATAATGGATGGACCTTTTATGTGTTTTGATCCCCTAGCAGATACTGATTATCATTTAGCTGGAAATGTAGTTCATGCTATTCATATTCGTAATGTGGGAAATAAACCTGAAATACCAACGGTTTATAAAAAATATATAAATAAGGATATTATAAAAAAACCTAAATATACAAATGTAAATAGATTTATAGAATCAGCTAAAAAGTTTTTTCCGGAAATAGAAAGTTCTAAACACATAGGTTCTATGTATACTATAAGAACGGTACTACCTAATAAAGATAAGACTGATGAGAGACCTACTATAGTAAATAAAATGGGTAATAATTTTATTTTATTTAGTGGTAAAGTTGGGAATTGTGTTGAAGCTGCAGAAAAAATCGTAAACTTAATAAATGAAAACTAAATTTGCAATAGGGTGTTTAATACAATGGTATGAATGTGATATCATTGGAGAATATATTGAGACTTTAAAACAAGCGTTGGATGAATATAATGGTGAAGTAATAGTGGATTTTTTAGTATGTGCTAATCAGGATCTTGAAAAATGTATTAGTAAAAAACAATATGAAGATTGTCAAATTAAAATAAAAAATTTACTTTCGGATGGAAGATTTTTAAAGTTATTTACATATGATTTAGTTACTATAGCAGATTATCGTAGAAAATTTAATGAAAAATATTGTGAGTTAGCTGATGTGTTAATGTGGGGTGAAACAGATGCATTAATACCTAAACAAACATTTAATATATTAGATAATTTACATAAGATATCATTACAAAATAATAATTTTAAATATTTAGCCTTTTTTGGTACTTGTAAAATGTGGGATAAAAGTTGGGAAATATTAGAACACCCCGATTTTACAGTTAAGCCTTTTATTGAAAATGATTACGATAATTGGTGGTCATTAAAGTACACAATGACTAAGGAGGAAATGGATAAAATTAATGAAAAAACGGAAGATTTAGAGGTATTAATAGCACCACAACATAAATTTAATGGTTGTGGTTTAGTAATATCTTCCGAAGTGATAAAAGCGGGTGTAAATATTCCAAAATCTGTATTTTTTGTACATGAAGATACTGCATTTATGCATATGACAAATCAGGTATTAGGCAATATTCCACAATATATCATAAAAAATATTTTATTAGTACATAACAGAAATCACCCAAATAAAAGAAAATATATAAAAGGTGAAAGAAAAGATGGTACTATGAATCAAAAAAGAAGAAGTAATGATTGGTATGTTAAAGCAAATAAAATGAGTGAACAAAATTGTTATAATATATTTAATCCTAATTATAAATCATTTAAATGGGAAGATGTATGGAAATAGTTTGGTTAACAGAAATGAATTTTGATGGAAAGATAAAAAGAAATCATCCTAATATGAGAACGGAATATGCTTGGTGGGTAGCACAGAATGCAACTCACCATAATATTCTTAAATTAAAACAATTACCGGATAATTATTGTGAATTAGGAATAATTATAATCCCAAAAAACGTTAAAAATTTTATGGGTTTTGATATAGTAAATGAATTAAAACGTGTATGTAAAAAATATGCTTTTATGCAAGAGGGCCCATCTTGGTATTTTCAATCATTACCTTTAAATCAATCGTTTTGGTTTTTTAATATAATGATAAATGCTGATTTTGCATTAGCCCATAATGATAAGGATAAAAGATATTATGAGGGATTATTAGAAAAGAAATGTTTTATAAATCCAACTTTAATGATAGAAGACCCTATTTCTAATAATTTACTTACTACTATAGATAATAGAAAAGGAACTATAATTGGGGGGAATTTAGTTCGTTGGTACGGAGGATTTAATTCCTTAATAGTAGCAAACGAATCAGGAGAAAAAATATATGCCCCACAAATGGGTAGAATGGAAAAAGATGAAATAAGTTTAGAGGAAATAAACCATTTACCCTACATGCAATGGAATGAATGGATAATTAAGTTAAGCCAGTTTAAATATGCTGTACATTTAAATCCTAACACAATAGGGGGAACATTTCATTTAAATTGTGCTTATTTAGGTATACCTTGTATAGGTAATATAGATACTAATACCCAAAAATTATGTTTTCCTGATTTATCTATTGAACCTAGTGACATAAAAAAAGGAAAAGAATTAGTAAAAAAACTTAGGAAAAATAAAGAATTTTACGTACATTGTAGCAATAAATCAAAAAAGTTGTATAAAAAATATTTTCATGAATCAGTTTATAAAACTATATGGGATAAAATAATTTTAGAATATGAAAAATAAAAAAATATTAATTATAGGTGGTACCGGGGCTCTTGGACAAACCTTAATTTCACGTTATATTAAAAATAATTTTATTATGGTTTTAAGTAGAGATGAACATAAACATGTTAATCTAGAAAAAAAATATAACCATAAAAATTTAAGTTTTAAAATAGGAGATGTAAAAGATATTAATAGTATAAGAAATTCTATAGAGGATTATAAACCCCACATAATCATTAATACTGCAGCTTTAAAACATGTTCCTATTTGTGAATTAAACCCTTTTGAATCTGTAAATGTAAATATATTAGGTCATCAACATTTAATACAATCTGTTAAATGTAGTAATCATCAAATAGAAACTTTAATGTTTATAAGTACAGATAAAGCATGTTCTCCTATAAATGTGTATGGGATGTGTAAGGCTATTTCTGAAAGGTTATATATTGATTATGCTAAACAACAAAATAAAATTAAGGTTTGTTTAGTTAGATATGGTAATGTTTTAGAATCTACTGGTTCAGTAATTCCATTTTTTAAAAATTTATTAAATAATGGATCCACTTCTCTTCCTATTACTGATATGAGAATGACCAGATTTTTATTATCTTTAGAAAAAGCAACAGATTTAATTGATTTTGCTTATAATAATGACACCCATGGGTGTATATGTGTTCCTAAAGTAAAATCCTTTAGTATACCTTCTATAGCCGAGGCTTTATTCAAATGGAAAAATATAAAAGGAAACCTAAATGTTGTAGGAATACGTCCGGGTGAAAAATTACATGAAGCAATGATTTCCGAGGTGGAATGGACTAAAACTATTAATTTAAAAGAGAATTATTTAATAACTGATAATATTGTAACCTCAGAATTTAAATCTTATAATAGTTTTGATTCCCTTATGCCTGACAATGAAGTTTATGAATTCTTAAAAGAAAATAAGGTATTATGAAAAAAGCCTTAATAATAGCAGCTCACCCAGATGATGATATACTAGGTTGTGGGGGTATTATGAATAGATTTCGTAATAAAGTTAAATTTAAAGTAGTTTTTATTGCAGAGGGTACTACTTGTAGATTTAGTAATCCTACATATGAACCTGATGCGGAAAAAGAAATAACTATTAGAAATAGTTATGCTAAAGAGGCATTAGAAATTATAGGTGTAGATAAATATGAATTTTATAATTTACCTTGTGGAAGATTAGATATTATCCCCCAAATAGAAATAAATAAAATTATTGAAAAAGAAATTAATAATTTTAAACCTGATACAATATTTACTCATTGGCATAGTGATAGTAATATGGATCATAGAAAGGTACATAATGCTACTATTATAGCTACTAGACCAAGTGGTACTGTAAAACAGGTTTATGCTTATGAAGTATTAAGTAGTTCTGAATGGGGGTTTAGGACATCTTTTTTACCTAATGTTTTTTTCAATTTATCCCTAGAAGATATTAATAATAAATGTAAGGCAATGAAATGTTTTATATCAGAGGAAAGACCTTGGCCTTTTCCTAGAAATAAAAAAGGAATAACAATTCAAGCAGAACAAAGAGGGATGCAATCAGGAAACAAATATGCTGAAGCCTTTAAACTAATAAGAAAAACTATATGAAAATATTATGTTGTGGATACCGTGATTGGGCTAAACAAATTTATAATATTATAGAAAAAGAATATAATAATTATGAATTTTTAATAATTAGTTCAAGGGAAGAATTAACTAATAAAAAAATTAAAAATTTTAATCCTACTTTAATTCTTTGGTATGGTTGGAGTTGGATAATAAAGGATGATTTTTTATTAAACTATTTTTCAGTTATGTTACATCCTTCACCACTACCTAAGTACAGGGGAGGAAGTCCAATCCAGAATCAAATAATAAATGGTGAAAATAAAAGTGCTGTAACTTTGTTTAAAATGGATGAAGGTATAGATACAGGAAATATACTCTATCAAGAAGAATTTTCTTTAGAGGGGGATTTAAATGATATATTTGATAGAATAATTATTTTAGGAGTAAAATTAACTAGGGATTTAATACAAAATTTTTCACCTAATCTTAAGGGTATAAAACAGGATAATTCAAAATCAAGTTATTACAAAAGAAGAAAACCTGTTGAAAGTAAAATAACTTTAAAGGATTTAGAAGATAAAAATGCCGAATATTTTTATAATAAAATAAGATGTTTACAAGATCCCTATCCCAATGCTTATATAGAGTTTAAAGATGGTAGTAAATTATATATAACTAAATCCTATATTAATGAATAAAATAGTAGTAGATACTAATCCCGAGTTTGGAATAGAGTTAGTTTTAAGTGTTCCTTATGCTTATTGGCTATATCAAAATAATAAGTTAGAAAAGGTTATTACTAGTAAAGGAATGAAACCTTTTTATTATTTTTGCGATAATGTAGAAGAAAAATATAATATAAGAACAATTAGCAATGAAGCTGCCAATTTATCCTCTTTACCTAATGATTGGTTACACCATAATGCTATGGCTATGTTTGGACAAAGTTATGGAGAACTTACTAAAGAAAAACAAAATAAGGCAAATGGAGTTTTAGATTATAGTAAATGGACACCTCCTCCATTAAAAGATCAATATAAAAATAACAGATTTAAATTTAATAAAGAATATATTATAATAAATAATTCATACCAACCTCATTCTAATACTCATAGTTTAAGATATTTTAGCATAGAATGCTTATACGAAATTTTTACTTATTTAACTGAAAAAAATTATAAAATTATTTACCATAGACCTCTATGTAATAATCTTCCAACTCAGGATCAAAATGAATTAAATACTCTACCCAACCAAATTAATATTGAGGCTATAGTTGAGGGAATAGGTTTACTAAATGATTACGAGTTAACGAAGTATTTTGAAAATGTTATTTTATTTGAGGATATATTATCTCAAAATAGTGATTTAGAATTTAATGAATTACAATGTATGTTATATGCTAATTGTAATAAATTTATAAGCTATATAGGAGGTGCTGGAATATTAACTAGCTATTTTGGGGGAGATAGTATTATGTGGCTTTCTAGAGGGGTAGAAAGTCGTAAAGATTATTTTAGCAAAGATTCATATTATAGAAATTTATCTAATAATAATATTATTTTAGTTGAAGATATTCAAAAAACTTTTCCCCATAACATTTCTAACTATAAAACATTTATTAACACTATAAAAAATACATTTTAATGAAAATATCCTTAATACAGCCTAGTAGAAATAATCTTAAATATTTAAAATGGTCATATGATTCAATTCGTAGAAATCAAGGTAACCATAAAGTAGAAATTTGTGTAGCTGATGATTTTAGCAATAAAGATGATACTTGGGGGTGGTGTCGGGAAATGATGGAAAAAGATCCATTATTTAGGGCAATTAGAAATGAAGGACCCACACGTTTAGGTCATACTATATTATATGATACTCTAGTGAATGAAGTAGCTACAAATGATATTTGTATGATTTATCATGCTGATATGTACTTATGCCCCTATGCTTTGGATTCAATTGAGAAAGAATTAAAAGAGAAAACTATAGTATCACTTACTAGAATTGAACCACCATTACACCCAGATGGACCAGAAAAGATATTATTAGATTGTGGCATTGAACCTGAAGAGTTTAATGAAGATATTTTACTTACTCAACTAGGTAGATTAAAATCAAAGGGTAAAATAACGGAGGGCATATTTGCACCTTGGGCATTTTGGAAAAAAGATTTTCAAGAAATAGGGGGGCATGATGAAATATTTGCACCCCAATCTAAAGAAGATACGGACATATTTAATAGATTCCACTTAAATGGAATTAAGTTTATACAAACATGGGAGGGATTTGTTTATCATATGACTTGTAGGGGTTCAAGATTTGCAGATGGAGCTACACGAAATCCTAATGGTGAAGTATTTATGAAAAATAGAGAAACAGATGAATGGTTAGCTCAAAACCAAAGATCAACTAGAGAGTTTCTACGTAAATGGGGGCATTATTGTAAACACGATGCTTTAATGAAACCAATTGTACCACCAAAATATAATATAGGTATTTCTATAGATAATTCCAATACACAGTTATTAGGGATGTTAGAACCCTGGTGTGATAAAATCTATGTAAATGATAATTTTCAAGAATATATAGAATTAGAACAACCAAAAACTTCTTTTAATTTAAAAGAAAAAATAAATACTATAGGTAATTTAAATGATTACACTAATAATGGCTTTTTACCTACAGATATTTTTATAAAAATAAATGGAAATACTTTTAATAATCAGGATTATTCTATAATACAACAGATATCAGAAATAATACAGGATAGTGGTGAAATAGGAGAATTTGAATTAGGCAATTTAAAAATTACAGTTAATAAACTAAAAACTTATGAAAATAATTTAATAATAAATGAAAGATAAAAATAAAAAGTCTATTACTATCGGAGGATTAAAACTTCAAATAAAAGAAAATCCCAAAAAGATAGAAAGTAAGCATAAAAAATTTTTTATTCACTTAGTAAATAGATTAGTTTCAATACAGGAACGAACAGATAAAGTTTTTTCGGAATATGGTTTAAATCTTATAATGTATGAGGATTTATATTTTCAAGTAATAGAGGATCTAGTATATGAATATTATGATGAAAAAGTAGCTGAAGTAATATTTTGGTTTGTTAATGGAGCTAAAATTAAGGATGAACAACAGTATATAGAAGATAAAGATACTGGTAAAAGATATAAAGCAAAAACACCTTTACAAGTATACAACGTTTGTAAAAAGTTAAAGTTATTTAAAAATTAATATATGTATCAAACAAAAACAATGGAGAAATTAGAAATGATGGAATGTCCTCAATGTGGTGGACCTATGCCTGTAAAACGAAGAGAATTAGGTTACCATGTTTGTGTTAATTGTTCTACAGTATCAGCTAAAAGGGGAATACCTGTAATGAGAGGAACGGGTGATCATACTTGGGTTGATTTGGAGGTAATGACACAAGAACAATTTGAGAGATATGAGGAGATGGAAAATAAAACTAAATCTGAAATTAGACCCAATAAACAAGACAGAGATAATCTACAGGGTCCATTTACAATAGTAGAAACGGATAATTAATGCCCGCACCTAAACCTATATCAAAGGATATGTGTTTAGCTGCTATGAATAAGACTAAATCAGTTAGGGCAGCAGCTAGATACCTAAATTGCTCATACCACCATTTAAAGCGTTATATGAAGCTGTATGTAGATGAGGAATCAGGAAAAACCCTATTTGAAGTACATAAAAACCAAAGTGGTAAAGGTGTACCTAAGTTTTTAAAATCTAGTGGTAAAGAACCTGCTTTAATAGATATAATAGAGGGTAAAATTAACCCTGCTTCATTTTCACCTGATAAATTAAAATATAGATTAACAACTGAAGGATATTTAGAAGAATGTTGTGGTAATTGTGGATTTCAAGAACATAGAGTAACTGACCATAAAGTACCCCTAATATTACATTTTAAAGATAAAAATAAATTAAATTATAATTTAAATAATATAGAATTTTTATGTTATAATTGTTACTTTTTATTTATAGGAGAAATATTTACCCAAAGAGATATAAAAAAATTAGAAGATAACATTTCAGTTTCTAAAACTACTGATGCTGTAGATATGCAACTAGATGACTACCATTTACAAAGATTACGTGAATTGGGTCTAGATGGTGAAAATCCCATAGATAAAGATGATCCCTATAATTTAGTTTCATATAGATAATTTGTCAATAATATCCCACCTTCGTATATTTATGTACGATGAAAAAAAATCGTAAACACGATAAAATAGTTAAGGATTTTAAAAATACTAAATCAAAACATCTTGAACGTCAAGCTACTAAAATGCTTAAAAAAGATGAATATTTTAGTAAATTAAAAGATAAAAGTATAGATAGTAACTTTTTAAAACTGTTTTAATATGGCAACTGAATTTGAAGTACAAAACGCTGAGGAATTTGAAAAATTAATTAAATCCAGAGATTTTAGGGTATATGAAGCTTTAGTTAGTACAATATTAAAAAACCTAACTAGTAAAAAACGTCACCACCATGCTTTAAGTGTAATAAGTACAGATGAAGATGCTATATATGATATTACCATTGATAAACAAGATTTTCACCATACATTAGAAGAAAGTTTAAAGGCATATGAAGAGCAAGAGAAATATGAAAAATGTGCTGAAATTAAAAAAGCAATGGATTGGTTAGAGAAAAAAAAAGCTGAAAAAGCTGTAAGTTCTATTGTGGAATCCTTGGCTACCTGAAGAAGGGTTCGTATATTTACGGCGTAAATTAAAAAAATAAAGGTTATGCAAGTATTAAGATTTTTCAAAGATGAGTTAAC